CCGTGAAGCGGGTTGGTGTTGCTAATCGGGACATCTCGTTCAGCGGCCTGGCGTTGTGCGTTAACTCGTTTCCAGGGTTCATTGCTCCCTTGTGATCCCGCGCTTGTGGGGACGCCCAGCCGGCCATTGTTGCTGCGTGGTTCAACGTCACGCAAACCTTCGCCCCGCTGTTTCGTTTCGTTCGCAGTGGATCGGCCGGAATACGGCCGCCGCTGCCGTCCGATGCCGCTGGCGTCGGCCATCCACCACAATCGCTGACGGATGTGCGGAGCGCCGACGCTCGCCGCGCCAAGATCGGCGGCAGCGGCGGCATATCCCAATGCTTCCAAGTCAGACCGAACAGTGTTGAGCCAGTCTCGGCCAAGCGCGCTCGCAACCTGCTCTCCAAGAACGACTGAAGGGCGGCACTCCGCGATGAGGCGATGGAACTCTGGCCACAAATGCCGTTCGTCACTGGTGCCCCACCCTCGACCGGCGGCGCTAAAGGGTTGGCAGGGGCAAGAGCCGGTCCAGACGGAGCGGTCGTCGTCCCACCCTGCGGATCGCAAGGCGTGGGACCAGACGCCGATACCGGCGAAGAAATGGGCCTGAGTGAACCCTGCGACGTCCGCTGGAGCCACATCGCAAATAGACCGCTCATCAACAACTCCGTCTGCAATATGCCCAGCCGCTATCAAATTGCGAAGCCATTGGGCTGCGAAAGGGTCGATTTCGTTGTAGTACGCTGTCATGCTGAAAAGGCCCCCGGCTTGCGCCGAGGGCCGATCCTTCTCAGGCCGCGCGACGACGGCGACGGCCCGTGTCAGCAGGCGCGGGCGCCTCTTCCTCGGCTTCTGCCTCGGCTTCAGGCTCCGCAGCGGCAGGGCCTTCAAGGCTCACCCACGACACCACGTCGAACACAGGCGTGTAGATGCGCCCGTAAGACTTGTGGGTGTAGTGTTCCTTCTTCAGGCGCACCACCGGCACAGGCTTGGACTGATCCTTCTCCACCTGCGTGGCGATGGCCAGCGCCAGCACCTGCACGGCGCGCTTGCCGCCCACCGAGGTGGTCGAGAAGCGGGCTTCCATGCCCTTGTCTTCGCCGCTCATGCACTGGAGGGACATGCCCACCTGCGTTTCCCAACCGCGCTTGGAACCAGCCGGGGCAGGCTCCAGTTCCGGCAGGGGATGCGATACCGGCACCATCTTCTCACCCAGCACGTCACCGTCGCCCCACGCGATGTAGCCATGGGTGAAGGAGAACGGGTTGACCGCCCAAGTGCTGTCGTCTTCCACTTCGGTCTGGTCAGCGCCGAAGACCCAATGGCCGGTCTTGTCCATCTTCAGGATGACCGTATTGCCAAGGGCCACGCCGGTGTCCAGCGACCGCAGGGACTGCGCCAGCGACTGCACGGAGGGGAGGTTAGCGTTACCGAATTTCGCGACTTCATTCATTTTACCGTTCCTTTACGAGAGTTTACCAAGAGCAGCCGCCAACTGACGGCCGATCTGTAACGACGCCGGGCGAGGATCATCCTTGGTTGCCAGCGTGTCACCTGTTGAGATGGCGACAATCAAGTCGCCGGGCATGGCCAGCTTGTGCTTTTTCAGCACCTTCTCGGCCTGCGCGGGCGACAACAACTTTGTCTCCATCAATTCTGTCTGGTCAAGCCCGAGGTCTTCCAGCGCAGCCCGCGCCTTCTCGGGATCGACCCACTGCCGGGTGGCGCGCTTCGGCACCAGCTTGTAGCCGGGCACCGTGCCGCCTGCCTGCAACATCTGAAACGCCAGCGCCCGCAGGTCCGCGATCCACTGCTCCAGCAGGTCGGCCTTGGTCAGCATCTCGCCGATCAGCGGCGCGTCCAGCGCCTTGATCTGCGCCTGCAACGCGCGGTCGACGCTGCCGGTCAGCAGCGGGCAGATCGGCTTGGCCGGGCACCAGCGGCAGTGGTCGCCGGCAGCCATGGCAGGCTTCGGCCCCAGCGCCGCCTTGACGGCTGCGAACAGGTCGCGCTCGAAGGCGCGGATGCGGTCGGGAGTTGTCAACCAACGCTTGACAGGTACGCGAGCGGTCGGCTGCACGATGACGCACTCGATTTCACCGACGCCATCAAACGCCCACTGCACGTCAGGCGTTCGCATGGCCGCCGCCGCGTAGAACATCGCCTGCGGGTTCTCTTCCACCGGCACGTCAACGCCGTCGCCAAACTTGAAATCCAACACGATGGCGCGGTTGCCAATGCGGCCGATGAGGTCGGCGGAGCCAAACACGTCGGGCAGGGCGTCGCCGAAACCCACAATGGTCTCGCATTCATAATCCATCTGCTTGTCAGGGTCGATTTCATCCAACGCGGCCAGCGCCGGTGCCACCTTGGCCTCGATCAGTTCTGCGGTGACGGTCACGCCGTTCAATTCCGTGCCGATGAACTCTTCCGGCTTGCGGCCGTCCATCAGCATCGCGTCCATGATGTTGTGCAGCAGGGTGCCTTCGTCGGCGTATTTGGACGACGGCTTGGGCGGCATCTGCTGCGCCAGCTTGACGCTGGCCGGGCAGGCGATGACCCGCTTGGCGGTCGACCCGCCGACGATATTGGAATGTGGTGCCATTTGACTTTCCCTCGAAGTGTGTGGCATCCGTATATCGCAACAGAACCTGTTGCACAAGTCCTAAATTGGGGGTAAAAGAATTTTATGCGTGAGAGCGAAATTGAACGGCACTTGGTCTGGCATGTCGTCCGTATGGGCGGCGTGGCCTACAAGTTCAAGTCGATCAACCACCGTGGCGTGGCCGACCGAGTGGTTTGCCTGCCAGACGGCCAGACTTGGTTTGTGGAGTTGAAGACCAAGGGCGGCCGCCTAGCGCCGTTGCAGAAGGTGTTCGCGCAAGAAATGGAACGATTGGGGCAGCGTTATGCCTGCCTCTGGACGAAGGAGCAAGTGGACCAATGGGCAACGAATTGCGGTTAAGGCCCTACCAAGATACCGCGGCGGACTTCCTTTACGCGCACGACCGCGCGATGATCTTAGCCCCGGTGGGCGCGGGCAAGACGGCCATAACCCTGACCGCCATGTCGGCTATGTTGTCGGACGGGCACGTCAAGCGGTGGCTGGTGCTGGCGCCGAAGCGCGTCTGCACGGATGTCTGGCCGGTCGAGGCGCCCAAGTGGGCGCCCGGCATGAAGGTGGCTGTGGCCGTCGGGACGCCCAAGCAGCGCGTGGACGCTTTCGCCGGCGACGCGCAGGTGGTGGTGACGAACTACGACAACATTGAACGCATCCCCGGCGGGATCGGGCCGTTTGACGGCATCGTGTTCGACGAGTTGACCCGGCTGAAGAACCCCACCGGCAAGCGGTTCAAGGCGCTGGAGAAGATCATCGGCTGGTTCAAGTACCGCTGGGGCCTGACCGGCAGCTTCACCAGCAACGGTCTTGAGGACGTGTTTGGCCAGTGCAAAATGGTCGACCAGGCGCTGCTGGGCCGGTCCAAGGGCGCCTTCATGCAGAAGTACTTCGTCTGCATCAACCGCGAATACGGCGAGTGGGCACCGCGCAGGGACGCGCTGGCTGCGGTCATGGACGCCATCCGCCCCGCCACATTCGTACTGGAGCCAGGCGAGTACCAAGACAAGCTGCCGCCGCTGAACGTGGTCGAGATGCGCTGCAACATGACCGACCGACTGCCGTATGAGCAGATGAAGAAGGACTTCTTGGTGCAGTTGGACGGCCAGCAGATCACGGCGCTGTCAGCCGCTGCGGTCACCAGCAAACTACAGCAGATGTCCAGCGGGTTCGTTTACAATAGCCAGAGCCTAGCACATGAGATCGCCGGAAAATTTACGCCCATTCAGGAAGCGGTCTGGTTTTCTTACCATAAATTCGACCTGCTGCACGACATTTTAGAGGGCAACCAGCGCGACAACACCATCGTCGTTTACAATTACAAGGAAGAACTGGCCGAGTTGCGCCGGCGCTACCCTCATGCCGTGACGATTGACGACCCCGACGCCATCGCCCGGTGGAACGCCGGCAAGGTTGAACTGCTGTTGATCCACCCCAAGTCGGCCGGGCACGGGCTGAACCTCCAGTATGGCGGCAACAAGATGGTGCTGATGTCGATCCCGTGGTCGCTCGAACTGTACGAGCAGGTCGTCGGGCGCCTGCACCGCGGCGGCCAGACCGCGCCGGTCTGGGTCTATGTCCTGCTCTGCAACAAAACCATTGACGAGCGTATATGGGCCGGGCTTTATGACAAACGCGCCATCTCAGACATGGCCTTGGACGAACTGAAGGGACCGAAAGAATGAACTGGCGGGAATTGAACGCCCGGTTGAGCAGCCTGCGCGAAGACGAGTTGGCCAACCTGATCGAAGAAGAACGTCAGGGGGAGCGCCGCACCACCCTGATGATCCGTATGCACCAGCGGTTCACCGCGCTCCGCGCCATGCGCGAGCGGCGGGAACTGCTTACGTCAACAAGCCCAGCGCCTTAACATACCGCTCGCGCACGTCCACTATGCCGATCAGGCCGCCGTTGATCCGCTGCCGGCACTTGTCCAGCGCGTCAGCGTCGGCCAGTTCGTTGCAGCCGTTGGCGGCCCAGTAGAACGCCGCGCTCTCGGCGGCGCCTTCCTTGGTTTCGATCCAGCTTGGCAGATCATCTACCGGCATACCCATGGTCTGCGCCAGCTTTTCGTAATTGTACCGCCCGGTCGTCTGCATCAGCCCGCGCCCGATGAAGCGCCAGCCGTCGCCGGGGTTCTTGTTCCCCATGCGCCCGCCGTAGGCCGCCTCGGCAATGGCCTTTTGATCCGCCGGATGCGCGTCCGTGCGGCCCACCTCTTCGGCGTATTCGGGCGAGAAGTACTTGGGCCATTGCGCCACCAGCGCAGAGGGCTTGTAGTTCAGGTTCTCGCGGATGGCGCGGCCGCCGTTGCTCTCGTGGCCCGTGTTGGCCAGGAACATGGCGATGCGCTTGGGCGTGATGATGCCGTGCCGGTCGCAGGCGTCGTTCAGCACCGCGGCCCATTCGACCGGATCGGTCCAACCCAAACCCTGCATTAACTTGGAAGTGATCACCTGCGAGCCATCCTATTCATCACGTCGGTCTTCTCTTTACTGCCGGCGCTGCTGCCAAAGTAGTACGCTACAACGCCGCCCCAAGCCGTGCCAAGAGTGCCCAGCATGATCAACAAGGCCTCAGACCCGCCGTGCTGCGGTAGGCCGTTTTGCAGCATGTAGAACAGAGCGCCGAAGTACCCCGCCGTGATCAACCCGGCCAAAATGCGTGGGGTCCAATCCTTCGCCGCTACCTCGCGGTTGCGGGCGCTGTCACGGTCGGCGTTGGCGATTCGTTCTAGGTCGATGTCCAACTCGCGCATCTTGACCGCGAAGTCCTGCTCGGCGGTCTTCAGCGCCAGAAGCTGTTCCGGTGTGGCCTTGGCCGCGGCCTCAGTCAGTTCGGCCTCGGTGCCGTCTGGCTTGCCCAGCAGAGCCTCAGAAATGGCGCGTGTGGCCATGCCCGCTAGAGGGCCGCCGACGGCGCTGGCGATGGACGGCGCGACCGTGCGGACAAGGTTCAGAAGCTGGTCCATCCTATCGCTCCAACATGAATGTCAGGTTTTGGTGCCGGGGGTAGGTGACAGTCCGCTCACCTTCAGGACACTTGTACTTAATGGTAGCCAACAGCGTCGCCCGTCCTTGGGCGATGGTTTCCTTGTCGGCAATGTCCAGCAGGTAGGTGAAGGTGTCGATCTCAGGGCCAGCAGGGCCGGTGAACCGGGGCATGCTTGGTGTTGCTTGAT